CTCTTCTACATCGCCGGTTCGAGCTGCCGGACTGGATACGTTTCCGGTTACGGTTGCAGAGTGTTTACCAACCGAAACCCTAACCCTTTCGCCAGCTTTAGCAGCCACCGTAGCCGTATAAGGAGTAAGCATGTCCGATCCGTCAAGACGAACGTATTTACGCCCATTATATTCGACAATAGTGCCGTAGAGGGTTGTCTCCTCGGCAGTTTTCTTATCGTCGGTCGTGGCTTTCACAAAATCGGAAATAAGATTTTTCGATAACGCCATGAAACATCACCTCCATAAATTTGTTGTAAATACTGCGGTTTCAGTCACTTTGCATCCCGGTTTACACTCAATCGACTGTCTTGTGACTTTTGCTTTAATATCCATTAGCCCAGCTCGTTCGTAATTCAGCCTTACGCAATCGTACAGACGAACCGGACAATATCCGTGCGAATATGAAATTGTGTATTCAACTGATGAAAGCTGGGATAATAAAGATGTGGCGTAATCCTTGACCTGACGGTTTGTTGGTTCTCCTGAGAATTGCGGATCGGTCTCTCTATGAACAATTTCTCGTCCACGATTAACTGTTGAAGTAGGACTGTTTGGATCATCATTAACGACTCTTGCAAAGTAGTTGTCATGACTTCCTGAATAATAGACTTCTACTACATTCGGGATTCCGTAAATATCATGCTCGACGCTCATGTCCGGATATAGAATTGAGCTGTTATCATCGGTGTAAGTCCAAACAGGTTGTAAAGAAGCCGCGTCCTGATCCGGAAGGAAAAGAACACGGCCTACTTCATCAAGTCCTAGATTGTATTTTGCATTTGATAACAGATCTTTTATAAAGGTTAACCAGGCATCACTGGTGTTTGCTACAAAATCGTTGTAGAGTTTATCATCGCTTGCGGTTTTTATAACCGGTGCTCGCATATTTTC